AACCTCAACAAACGAATCAATAATATCTGCGTTCATACCCCACCTTCGTCATACATTTCTTTCAGCATATTTATTTTTTCTTCAGACAACAACTTCATTACCTGTTTTGTTTTATGCTGATTGTATTTATATATTTCAGAAATTAGTTTTTCGTCGTCTGAGACATTATTTTTAGGCCAAGGTGTAAATCTCTTTTTCTTCCTAGTAATACTGTGCAAATAGTCATAATGCCTCTTATTTGGGACATCTGGTCTCATGTTCATTTCGTTAGCAGCAAGAATAGTATCAGGATACAAAGAAAAAGCTTTGTTCACAATGTAAGCATCATACTCAGATCCTACTTCTTCAACAGGATCTTTCTCTGCAGAGATGTTTTTTACGTAGTCAAAGAGTTTCACTTAAACACACACCCAGCCATGATTTCTGTCAAACATGCAGTCGTATTGATTTCTGGATTAGCAACAAAAGCTTGTTTGTACTGATAATCTGCAAGGATAATGACAAGCTGTGCTATAGAAGCCCTTTCTAGATGCTCAGAAGCATTAGAGTAGATGTTTGAGAATAGTGTGTCGGGATGAATATCGTTGTTTTGTGTCACCCACTTACGAACTTCTGTGAAGTTCTTTTCTTTCAGGTGCTTAAACAAAAGTCTATATTCTTCGTCAAAAGAACTAACAACTTCTGTACTTAGCATTCCTGAAGAAGAATAGTATTGGACCTCGTTTAAGATTTTTCTGAAGTCCGGAAAGTGTTTTTCTAGGAGAAGCACAACAGTCTTCTTCTCGTACTCAACACCTTCTTCTTCCAAAATGCTTTTCAGTTTCTTGAAGAACTGTGCTGCAATTTGTGGCTTTTCTTCTTTGCCGATTTTAAACTCGACATGAGAGCATCGTGATCTAAGAGGCTGGAGAATTTTGTTGGCGTAGTTACATGTCAGAATGAAACCACAATTCTTAGAAAACTCTTCCATAAAGTTTCGAAGAGCAGGTTGTGTTGAGTTTGGATTCAAATAGTCAGCTTCATCAAGTATGACATACTTCCTACCGCCTGTCATCGAAACTGCGGAAGCAAACTGTTTGATCTTGACTCTTAGAGTATCAATATTTCCGTCTAAGGATCCATTGATAACAATATAATCACAACCTAACTCCTCCAACATGGCTTTGGCAACCGTTGTTTTACCGCAGCCAGAAGAACCAGAAAATATCAGGTTTGGCAGATTTCCTTTGTCTACAAACCTTTGCAGTTTCTCTTTGATACTTTCTGGCAAGACAACATCCGCAACTTTGTTGGGACGATATTTCTCAGCCCAAATAGATTCACCAACAATCATACATCACCTCGAACACTTACTGCATAAACCACTGGCATTTCCTTACCTTTGAAAACACCAAACGGAGAATTAGCATCAAGACACACATCATAGTCTCCGTCGATAAGCTTTAAACTATCGAAAGAAAACGTTATAGGTAAGGTGTCTTCGTGTTCTGTTTCTGTTATGATCGTTGTCCAGTCATCAATTGTTCCGTTTTCAAGGTCAACTGCTCTTACAACAATCTTACCGTTTTCACACTGAAACTGTGCTTCCGGCATGTCTAACAGTGCAGCAGCTTTTCTTAGAACAACCACGTCATTTTTAGACATCGTAAAATTGAGGCTTCCGGAAAATGAAGTGACATGATTTGGATCTACTTTCTTGTAGATAATCATATCTTTGGAAGCATACTGATATTTTACGCTGTGTCTTCCTGACTTGATCTCAACAAACTTATCATCAAAATCAAATTCAGGGTTAGGCATCATAGAGATGATGTTAAGGAATCTAGACAACTCATAGATCCCAAAAGGCTTGTCAAAAGTCTCACCGACATCTGCAAATGCAAAAACATTTTCATACGGTGAGGTAGTCTGGATCAAAGACCCAGACTCCACATAGACAGAAGGATTGATAGTCGAAAAGTTTTTCAGAATATCAATCGTTTCTTTCGATAAATTCATCACTTTCTCATCTTCTTAAGCTGGTTCATGTCTGCCGTAGCAACAGCACCGATTTGTGCCAGTGCTGCAAGACTACCACCAAAGATATAAGTTCCGCAATGCTTAAGTTCCATCCACGGACACAACCAGACCTTCATTCCAGCTTTACGTGTATTATAACAGAACATGTAATCCTCTGAGAGATATCTTTTTGATTCTGGATCAATAATACAGTCAAAGAAAGCTGTGATCTCTCTGGAACCATCGAAGTGTTGTGTTCTCACATGATCCGGCTTGTACTTGTAATCAGGAAAAGCTTCTTCATACTTTTCCAAAGTCTCACGGCGAATCATCATAAAGCCTGTTCCTGCTTCACCAACCTCTACAGGCTCATTAATGGGAACAGATTTTTGTCCTGCTACAGGATTGAAAACATAATCACCGACAAACTGTTCTAAGTGATTAGGATTGTCATCAGCCACACCCTGATCTACTGCTTGTTTGATCTTTTCCCAAGAGATGTTTTTCTTTGGATAAGGACCAGCAATGATATCGTACTCTGATTCTTCATCTTGTAATGCCAAAAGTGCAAGCACGTCTTTAGGATCAAAACCAATATCAGAATCAATAAACATGAGGTGTGTGTAACCAGACCTCATAAATTCATCAACGCAGTAGTTTCTAGCTCTAGTAATAAGAGATTCGTTGAAAAGGTAATAGAATCGAATTTCGATATTATACTTTGCACAAACAGCAGCTAAGTCTGCTGTCGATCTTGCAAACATGCCGTGACACTGACCACCGTACATTGGTGTTGCCACAAACAATTTCCTTTTCTGTAACTCCTCAATAGAAATTTCAGTTTTCATTATCTACCTCGTTCTTGTTTAAACAAACTATTCACCATAATTGCCTTGGTACTCACCATTGCTTTCTGATTCCAAAATAAGATACTGACCAATTCTAGTACCTTTCTTAATCTTTGCTGTACCTGTAGTAACAACCAACAAAGCTACCATAGAGCCTTTGTAGCCTGTGTCATAAAGACCCGAACAAAGGTAAACGCCGTTACGAATAAGTGTGGACCTACTGATCACAACACCTGCTTCTTGCTGTCCGATCTGGACCTTATTTTTCATCGTAACTTTATAAGAACCCGGTTCCAAAACATAGAACCCATCGTCCTGTATAGGTAGTTTAGACGTAATTCTGTGCTTCTTTTCATTGTCATCTAAAACAAAATCAGAAGCCTCGATCTTTTCGACTTCATCCAGACGAATATCTACAGCATTAGGCTGAATATCACCCTTTTCGATATCGGTGATTTTAGTTTCTGTAAACTGTGATTCAGGATGTAGGAGCATTTCTGTTTTCCTCTTCAAGTGCATACAACATTAATATAATGTAATGGATTGCTTTTAACAGATCTTTTTTGTTTTTACCATCTTTTTTTCCATATCTGAGCAAATATTTTAAAGCATTATCTCTAGATGTCCATTCGAGTGTACCTAGAGCTTCCCAAACATCTACAGCTTGTAGGTCCGTTTTCTTGCTTTTGTAGTGCTGGTTATAGGTTGATTCTATATACTCCTCAACCTCGAAAATGATTTCATTTTCTCTGTACTTAAAATTGCTCATTTCTATTTGACAACTTTTTTCCGGTTTTTCAAAGCTTGCTGTCTGTGGTAAGACGTGGCTTTGTTGTAAAACACTTGACCATTGATGTTGTCAATATGATGAAGAAGATTTCTAGCTGTCAGACCAATAAATTTTTCAACGTTGAACTCTCCGTTGATATCTTGGAATCTGACTCTCACACCAGAGGGTCTTTTAACTTTACAGATGATGTCTTTCCGTGTGATATCAGTTTCTTCTAAGTAAACTTCTTCACCAAAAGTAGTTGTCACAACAGGATTGAACATTGCATAAATTGGCTCTGTGTCCAAAACAATAACTCTTGCATTTACGCCAATCTCGTTAGCCGACAAAGCAAGTGCTTTATGTCTTCTCAAAGTCTCGATCATTTCGATAGCCAATTTTCTCGGATCTTCAACTGGCTTATTGAAATCAAAGGGATCTAACTTAGTCGTGAGAATGTCATCTCTAGAGTCAACAATTCTTAAATCATTCATTATGCAACCTTACTAAAACCTTTCACCTTTTCAAACTTTATAACATTATCAAAGGAGTCATATAACTGATCTCCTTTGTGGCTAATGATAACAATGTTAGACATGTCATCTGTTTCATTGATTAGTTTCATAAAGTCATCTGTTCCTCCAGAGTCCAAAGAGGAATCAAATACTTCATCCATAATCAAAATGTTGGTCGAAACACTGTTCTTGAGTTTTGCTATCTTTCTCCATGTGAAAAGAAGAGCCAGATCAATTCTAAACTTCTCTCCCTCTGAGAAAGAGTCATAGCTAAAGGCATCCCTGTGTCTTGACAGAATCTTCTCTGAGAAGCCTTCATCAAGCTCAAAACTAACGAAAAAGTCCATAGCCTGTAGATACTTGTTGATAAGAGAATTCATAATGGGAACATATTGTTTAACTATTTTTGCTTTGATCCCACCATCTTTGAGAAGAGACACAGCCACCTCAAGGATGTCCGCTTCCTCTTTCAACACAACATATTCTTCTTTGAGCTTTTCGAATTCTTTTTCCAGCTTCAAAAGTTCATTCTGATCTTGATCGTCTTTACGTTCTTTGTTGAGCTTTTCAATCTCTCTAGTGATGTCCGTGATGTTATCGTTGTACATCTTAATCTCTCTGTTCTTTCCAGAGAGTTCCATATTTTTATTAGAAATCTTTTCGAGAATAGAAGTGATTTTCTCCACTCTCTCATTCACTTTACGACTCTTCTCCGAAAGAGCTTTCAGACCTTCTTCGTACTCAGCTATCTTACTAGTCTTTTTGTCTTTAGTATCTTTCTTAAAGTCTTCGTCTATGGCTTGCTTACAAGTAGGACAGTCTTCACTGTTCTCATAAAACTCAATATCTTTTTTGAGCTTACCTATCTTTTGCTTAATACCATATTCAATTTTTTGGATCTCATTAACCTTATCTGTAAGATCCCTATTCTGCTTTTTAACATCTTCAAATTCAGAAACATGTTCTATTAGAACATCAACTTCTTTCTGTGTGTCTTCTATTTTACCTTTTGTCTTTTCAATTTTTTCTTTGTAGTTGTTTATAAGTTCCTCAGTGTTTCGTTGTAACTTTTTCTGAGTCTCTTTGAACATCCTGATACTTTCCTCCTTCAGACTTCTTTTGCCAGAGTTTTCGGAAAGTTTAGTCTTTAGAGAAGAAATCTCATCTTTGACCAAACTGCTCATAGATGAAAAAATCTTAATGTCCAAAATGTCTTCAATCACTTCTCTTCTGGAAGCTGTGTTCAATTGCATGAAAGGAACAAAGGATGCTGATCCCACGATCACCACCTGACAGAAAGACTTGTAGTTTAGTTTGAGAATATTTTTTTCAAGAACCTCTTGGTAATCTTTGTTTGCTGCGTCTTGGCTTAACAATTCACCATTCTTATAGATCTCGAACACGTTGGGCTTTATGCCTCTTATTATTTTATATTTATTCCCACCCGTCTCAAGTTCTAACTCAACAAGGCAATTTTTCTTGTTGATAGAATTAATAAGTTGAGGCTTATTAACCTTTCTGAATGGCTTGTTGTATAGACAAAACGTAAGAGCATCGAGAATCGTAGACTTTCCCGAACCATTGTCACCGACGATCAATCTAGTCTTGTGTTCTGAAAGATTTATCTCGGTAAAAGCGTTCCCTGTAGAAAGGAAATTCATCCAACGAATTTTTTCAAACTTGATGTGCATTATTCTGCATTCATTGCCTTGTAGTAAATGTCATGAATTTTGGTTTTGAGCTTATCAAGATCAACATCCGTTTCGATAAGCCCAATGTACTTGTCAATAATCTCTTTCGTGTTTTCAATATTTTCTACATCTACGTCTGAACCATTCTCTTGATATATCATAGTCTCGTCAATGATTTTTACCTCATACGGAGAGAAAGATTCTATCTGACTAATAAAGTCGTCAAACTCCTCCACATCAACTTTCTCTTTGACAACAACACGAACGTAATGATCTTTAACACTTCCCTTTGTCACTGTGTTTCTAAAGTGATCTGTGCCGTCTACGATAAACTTGGTGTAGATCGAATAAGGGTTCTCGATGAAGGTTAACTCTAAAGTGTCTGTGTCTAGAAGGTGGAATCCCTTTACAAAACCGTAGTCCGACCAGTTCATTTGATAAGGGCAACCAAGATAGTAGATGCCGTTACTGTCTGATTTGTGGTGAAAGTGGCCGGAAAGAGTTTTCTCAAACTTCTTGAAGATAGATGAACTAAGACCTTCTTTACTAAGTTGACCCGGCTGCATAGTGAAACCTTCGATCTCAAGATGGCCGATACACAAACGAGACTCAGACAGTTTAATCATGTCCATGCTCTGTTTGTGGTTGTCTTTACAAATCCAAGGAAGGTACAAAGTCGGAACACCAAAAAGATCCACCTCTTCGGGATCTTTGTAGAAGTTGATGTTCTTATAT